TAATAACGGAAGTATTGATTGCCAATAGCACCATAAGCAGAGTTAAGTTGAATCTTCCTCGCCATTTGGATGTTATTACAGCGAGCAATCTCTTTTTCCAGTTCTTTTGTTTTTTTCTTTTGATACTCCTGTTTTGCCGCAAGCATTTTCTTTTTGTAGATGGTGCGGTCTTTATAGATCTTTTCCATCAATTCTGGCAAGAATCCACGCACATCCTTACGGAACATTGCCCCATTAGCACACACTGCCTTGTCCTTATACATCTCAAAGGTAAGTTCCTGATTCAGGATCTTATCTACGGTTACAGTTGGGTGCCTCTCATCGAGAAGAGTTTCTGGTGAGATGTTGTACTGCATAATAAGGTGAGGATACAGGGAGTTAAGGTCAAAACTCACCACCCAATCATACATACCAGGAATGGGTTCTTTCACATAAGCACCAGCATACTTAGAATCCTTATCCGACTTCTCTTTGGGAGGAATCACAATGTTCCTCCTCTTAAGATAATTGTAAATGATCGTGTCCCACATTCGAACCTGAAAGAACACATCCTCATAGTTCACTTTGGCGTCATATGCCATTGTGAGAGCAAGTTCAATCAATTTCATCTTGTCTTCCATACGGTCAACAAGTTCCACGTCCTTGATGTTGTATTCTACAAACTTCTGCCAACCTTTAGTGTAGAAGTCCTTAAAAGTATCAAACTCAGAGTGATCAAGTTTTTTCTGTCCCAGTTCCACATTAGCAATATAATCTAGACGATAAGACTCCTGATTCGTATAAGTAAATTTCTTATACAGATCAAGATAGTCTAACTGTGAGATACCACCAATATCATAAGAAATGTATTTACGTCCTTTGATATATGTTTCATCCTCAGTCACAAGACCCCATGGGGACATGCGCTTCATCAGTTTCTCTCCCAGAACACGATCCAGGCGACGAACGATATAGGGGATATCGTACAGTTTACTGTTCCATCCAGTCACAACTTCAGGTGTATTATCCATCCACCAGTGAATAAAGTCATTGAGAAGATCGTACTCCGTTGAAAAAGCACGATACCTCACATTACTCTGATTGTTTTGAAACTTACCCAAACCCCAAGTATAGATTTGCTTGGTTGAGTAATCCTGAATGGTAATCAACAGAACTTCTTCTGCGGATGATTCCACATCAGGGAATCCATTTTCAGATGCAACCTCAATGTCAATTGTTGCTAGTTTAACTTTATCAATATCAAAGATGATTTGCTCTTCAGAATACTTATCAGAAATATACTGATAGATATACCGATCATTTCCGTGGATCTTAAATCCTTCTACACCATCATACTTCTTGATAAAATCTCGACATTCACGAACTGATCCAGGCTCAATAGGTTCTACATACTCTCCACTTAACGTTTTATATTTGGTTTGTTTTTTAGCGGGGACAAAAAGAGTCGGAGAAAACTTTTCTCGGATCATGAAATGTTCTCCATTATCATAACCACGAACGAGAAAATGATCTCCGACCATCTGGACGTTTGTGTAAAATCTCATTCTGCAATTAATTCCTGGTACTTCGCAATAACTTCTGGAGTAGGATCAAAAATAGTTAAAATTTTATCTGAATGAATCATAAACTCAATCTGATTTGTAATTTGATCTTGTCCACTAAACCAAGGAATCATTTTACCTTCACCCATAAACCTAAAAGGTCTTATTAATTTACAATCTGGTTCACCCAATTCTGAAGGAAGTTCTTCAATTTGAGTTATAAGTACATTATCCGCATTAATCAAGATGCATTTAATTTCCATTGATTTTCTCCTGATACATATTAATTACAGATCCAATTGGATCTACAACAGTAACAACCCAATCTGTAGGAACTGGAATATCTTCTGATGAGGTCAAAAGAATCCATGGAGAAAGAGTAACTTCCACCGTCCTATCCTTAGAATTAGTATCCTGCCCTTCTGCAAGAAACACTAGGGGTTTATTGGCGTTGATTTTGTGTGGTTTGTTAAAAATATACCCAATCACTTTCTGTGTTTCACTTTCTGTTCCTGGTGTAACCAATTCTTTTGCATCAGCAATTATTGTTTCACCAGATTTAAGTAGAATCAACTTAATGGACATTTCACACCTCTTTTGTAAGTCAATTATAGCAAAAAAAATGAGGGGCGTCAACTGGATTTTGCCAGTTGCCCCTCTATGGATTAGCGGCGACGATATTCAGAAATATTTAGTCCCCATTACCTCCACTACCATCACCAGCACCACTACCAGGATTAATTGGAACTGCTCTTCCAGCACCAACGTTAGTAACTTTACCACTATGATAAACTTTATGTTTTTTTGCTGCTGGATATGATATGGTTTTTATCTCATTAAGAAACTGAGTGAAGGTCTTCATATACCTTTTTTTCTTTTATTTAGAGATAGTCCTTACGTGCATGATGTTCTGGTACTACTTTCCCAACTATGATCCGTAAAAGTCCGTCTTCAAATGTGACTTCCCTGACTTCTGTATCGTCGGATAAAGTCCACGCTCGTTTAAAACTTCTGCTAGCCACTCCCTTGTGGATAAACGTCCTATCCGATTCAGTATCGGATTTTTGTCCTTCGACAAAAAGTTTTCCATACTCTGTGAAGACATTTACTTCCTCCTTCTTAAATCCTGCAAGTGCAATCTCTAAATGAGATTCTACATTATTTACCTGAATTAGATTGTATGGTGGATAATTATTTGTAGTTTCGTGAAGATTAAATAGGCGATCAAAATATTCGTCCATTCCAATACTATTGCGTGTGATTCTTTCCATCAACGCAGGAAGATCCGCAGCAGTGTACCTTGTAATGTTAGTCATTATAGTAGCTCCTTTAAAAGCGAGTTTGTATTTTGTGGACCCTTTCGGCATCCAATACTAATTATATGACAAACATAAAAAAAGGGAGTGCTGAACTCCCTACAAAATTATTCGGTTTCCTCTGCCTTTTTCTTTTTGGCACCAATATTATACTTGGTTTCTAGAATCCAGTCTCCCTTATCCTTATAGGAAAGGACTTTAATTTGATTCAAGGGAGCAATATCTTGAATCCTATTTACATCAACAATCTCAATCAAACCCCAATCAGCAAGCAGTTGGGCAATACGATTACGACGCTGAACATCATTCACAGTCAAGTTAGCATGTTTGCCGTCCAGGGCGAACAGTTCCTTAAAGTGAACGAGATAATATCTACCTTGCTTGTGCAGAATATGGCAAGACTGGTAGATTTTCTTTTCTTTACGTGATGCAACTCCGATACGGGTCAAAGTCTCACGAACCTTCAAAAAGTCATCAGGTTCGTTAAGAATCACTTCCACCATTTGGTCGGGCGTCCACTTCACTTCAGGTTCTCGAACGACACTCATTTTGATCCTCCAGTTTCAAATTTCGATTTTATAAAAGTAAGTTGTTCTTTAGTAAGAATCCTCAAAGCTTGTTTTGCCTTCTCATTACTATAACCATAGTAACGTTTAACATAATCAAGATCTTTGATTTTATCTTGTCGGAGCCAGGGAGAAAATCTCTTCTTTTTCCTCAGACTATTTATAAAAAAGTCATATTGCATCTTTTTTGGAAGAGAATGATATTGATTCATCTCATTCGCAAACATAATACAATCAATATGTCCAGAGAGACACCGATTAATGATATATGGTGCATATTCCTTCTCAAGCGAAGGGTCTTCGTCAATCAGATGTTTCTTTGTTTGATTGATCGAGTTTAACCAGTCCTTCAATTCCATAATTAAACAGTAGCAATTCTTTACGTTGTTTTTGCTCTCGCATATACTCACCAACGGAACGCATCGTGTAAGTCAGATCAAACTCGGCAGCGTTCCAGTTCTTAAATCTATCTTTCACAAGTTGATCCGAATTATAACTCACCAACTGATCCATACCATTAGCATCACAATCAGCAGCAAACTTATCGTGATCGAATCCTTTATGCATTGATCCCTTATTCCCATAGAGATTATCCTTAATGTCATAAGGAGGATCGAGATACATAAAAGCACCCATGTTTCCATCCATAAGATAATCGTAGGAGTAATTAGTTATACGCCAATTTGAAATTAATGAAGAATACCCAGGCAATTTTTCAATTCCTCGCAAACTAAAATTAGAGTTAGATGCCTGTTCTGAAAATGATGAACTCTCTGTGAGACCACTGAAACTGCACTTATTGACAATATAGAAAGCCACAGCACGATCAATGCTTGGCAAATCTTTGTCATTAACTTGCTCCTTTGCTTTAAGAAAAAGTTCTTTCGCCAGGACTGGAGTATTGTTTGTCGTCTTAAGATCTACAAGTTTATCTTTTAAATCAACACCAAACATCTGGAGTTGTTGCCAGAAGTTTACAAGAGGTTCATAAAGATCATTTACCCAAATATCTAGGTTAGGATATTTTTTAGTGATATAAATCGCAACACTTCCACCACCAAGGAATGGTTCTCGGAACTCATCATAGTTGCGAAGATCTGGAAAGTAAGGTCCCATCTTTTCACAAGCACGGGACTTGCCGCCTGGATACCTAAGGGGTGTTTTTAACGATTTCATCAAATGTGCTCCTCAATCAAAGAAAACATACCATCAACATCACAGTCTTTTTCAGCAGGAGTGACGTTTTCAACAATCATAGTATAATCACCCTTCTTCAATATACATTTGGGATCATTTGCCGTTTCATCAACACATTCGTAAACTTTATCCCATGTGGTATAACCCACAGACATACATTTTGTATCAACTAAAAGCAAATAATCAAATGTTTTAATTAAATCTTCCTTTTTCCAGTTTTTTCGGTCTTTGTTAGAAGGATGAAAATTTTTCAATACAAATGACTTACAGTCACCACGGCAGTCTTTACCACCTTTTCCTTTACCTGTTTTAAACATACCAAGTTGACTTTTCATTTCAACAAATTCACCCGTTTCTTTTATAATAAAATCCCTACCATTATCAAAAAGACCTACATGTTCCAATTGATCGTCAGACCACTTCCAAAAAGACTTTTCAGTATAATGAGCACGAAGTCCCCTAAAAGAAGGACTTTTCATTTGTTTTGTATTGGATGCATTTACCCATCCAAAAAATTGTTCAAAATTAACGCGAGAAAAATCAATACTCATAATCAGGTTTGTTATACTTCAGGTATTCAAAAAATGTAAGTTTCATTTCCTTCTGCGTCATGCCACAGTGCTTGGCAGCAGCAGGAAGAGTCATTTTAGCATGAAACAAACCTTCGTTTGCTTCTTTTACGTTTTCGGGAGTTGTTTTTACAGGAACTTCAACAAGAGATGCTTTATTAATTTTATATAGATTCATTATAGTTACTCAACCAATTCAATTTCTTCAAATTGATCTGCAGATACTTCATGTTCTCCAGCAACAAGATACCAATGTTTTCCATCATCACGAAGACCAAGATATTTCATTTGATCTTCTTCAAAAATGTTATCACGCATAACTGCTTGAAGACGATAATGCATCAAGTCAGATTTAG